TTGGTGATGTGCGCGAAAGTTTTAGGTCTAAATCACTTCCTGTAGATATTTATGAATTTATGCTTTTGCATGAAAATCATGAACTAGTAATTAGGTCAGAATACACATCTGTAGCAGATGAGGTAATAAAGCTAAGGTAAAAAAAGCGTTAATTTTTAAGCTAGAGGAAGAATTTAACAATTTATTTACTGTTAAAGAAAATGGCTATGGGTACATAAAGTTAAAAACACCATTTACTTTACCGGATGGTGCAATTATAGATGTTTACTTAAAGCTAAATAAAGATGGAGACGTAGAGCATATCACCGACTTAGGATGTACATTAGGGTGGGTCTATGTAAACTGCCACGAAGAAGATAGAAGTGCGGATTTTTGGGAGAGGGTAAAAGATTTTGATGTAGGTTTCAAAACCCTCTCCAAATACGGGATTAATGCAAGAAGTTTTTAAATTAATTACTGCAATTATTTAACTCCATAATTTTTTTTGCATAAAACTTAAAAGCATCGTAAAATGTAAATATAGTATATTTTAACACACGCTTTTAAGTATGCCTACGATAAATAAAGGCGACCTGCCTAGATATGAAAATGGCGAATATGGGCAATCTGAATTAACGCAAGCTGTGGCTAATGCCGAAGTAGCAGCACTCTTAAATCCTAGTAGCGGTGGCGGAGGCTCTACCACGGTTAACTTTGGCACTAAAATAACAGATGCTACTATACCTACCGGTGGTGTGGGTAACTTAGGTTGGTTGTCTGCGATTTGGAAACTGATAGGCGATCGCATCCCTCCAAAGTCAGCTTATGAATCCTCAACCACAATTACAATTACTCGCGCTGCTACTACAACTTATACTGCTTCTGCACCAAACTTTGATGTTTATGGCAGTCTATTCCAACTTCAAAATATAGGCGAAGCTGGTAAAGGTATATTCCTATCTTATTTTGAAATATCTCTCAATCTATCTTCTGTACCTACGGGTATGACTTCTTTTTCGGTACAACTGTACCCTACAGAACCTACAGCTATCGCAGATAATAGCATTTGGACAATTGGCTCTGATCCGGTTCTAGACCCTGTAGGTTTCAATGTACCTATGAGTTTAGCTAAAGGAGGGGGTAAGGTTGTTGGCGTTATTAAAGACTTAAATCAATTGTTTATTTTAACCAATTCAAGTTTGTGGGGGTATTTAGTAACAAATGGGGCAATTGTCCCGACTGCTAACTCAGAAACGGGGACTATTCGTGCTAGGAGCTTTTCGGTATGAGAACTTCTACACTTAGAATTGTGGTATTGGGTGGTTTTAAATGTGTTCTTGATTTAATTTTTGCTATAGCCTCTGTCGCTTATGGATTAAGACGGCTTTCCAGGTTTTGGACTGGCGCAGCTATAAGAGTAATGAGAACTAGTGATAATGCACAGATAGATATTGGTTTTATTGGAGAGGATTTAGATGTAGTTACATTATTAGCATTTGTCGGTTTGGACAACGGTGAGATTGTTATCTGGTATGATCAATCTGGCAATGGTCGTCATGCAGTTTCAACGGCGGGGCTGCGGCCGCGCATTGTGAATGCGGGCGTGTTGGAGACGCGAAACGGAAAGCCAGCGTTGCGGCTGTTGTCGTCAACGCTAAACATCGCTCCAATATCGTTCACAAACGGATATGTCGGCGCTGTTGCGGCTGCCGCGTCGGGCGATGACAACGCCCCCGTGGTTCTGTACGATCCACCAGTAGGAGGCTACAATGGCTTAATGGGGTTTTCGGGCGGATCTTTTATCCGATTCAGGGTTCGCTCCCCTGACCCCCATGCATCTTTTCAGTATGCAAATCCCGTGAACACCAACACGCTCATGTCGTACACAGCCAACACAGCCAACGGTGTTGCGGATATCAGATATTTTATCAACGGGACGCAGAAGGCTACGGACACAGGAGCAGTGATTACGCTGCCACCCGTCATTGGCATCGGCGGGTCTCACGCCAGCCAATGGCTCCGGGACGGGACTGTGCAAGAGGTTGCGGTATTCAATACCGCCCTATCCACCACCGACCGCCAAACCCTTGAGCGCAATCAGGGATCTTATTACAACATCACAGTAGCTTGAGGAAAATCATATTAGTGGATAATTAAAAACCATGACAAAACAACAATGGCTGCTTTCTCAAATTGAACAATTCCCTGAACTATCTCCCAGGGAATTAACTTCATACCTCAACGATAAAGTATTAGTAGATAATCCAGTGCCAATAGGACAAGTATCTGTTGTACCTACAGTAGAAGAAGTATCTACCATAGTGACAGATAGTGAAGTCTTAGCTATAGCTGAAAGTCCAGTCTATTTAAGGATATTAGATGCAATTAATCAGAATCGACCTGATTGGATTGTTGGCAACTTAACAACATTAAAACGTGGTGGCAAACTAACCCAAGCAAGTTTTGATGCAATTTTAGTATTACTTCAAAGGACTCAACTAGACCCTAATTATCAAGAGCAAATAAGTATAAGCCCTGCTGAGTTAGCGGGGTATGGGGCTATTTTAGTTAGTGATGTTGAGGAATTATTAACTCCCTAAACTTCCCCCAAATACTAAATTCTGGGATAAACAAGAATGTGCGCCACTTCCCCCGTCTACAACATCATTTGTGGGCGGGGTTTTTCTACTGCCGTCAAAAGCATCCACGTAAGATAAAAAGTCATCATTCCACCAAGCTCTTAGTATTTTTATCTTCCCGCTCCTAGCATCCATAGCCCAGGGTTTAGCCCGGGTTAATTTATCGCCAAGAGGTTGGACTCCCTTACAATTACACTCAGGCAAAGCTTTTTTGATTGTCCTAATTAAGCTTTGTTCATGTCTCCTTGACGCTGAACCGCCCTCTAACTCCCACCGTTGCTTAACTTTTTTACCATCCGCCACGGCCATCGTTACGATTTGGTTATCGCCCTCTTCTGCTCCTAACTGTTCCCAGTAAACATCTAAGATGTAATATTCATACTCTCCCGTAAATTTATTTTTAACTTTCATCCATTTCTGGGATGCACTAAAGCATGAGGATGAAGAGGCAACTTCTTTAGCTGTACTGGCCAAATCCCAAAACCTTAAAAATTGGGCAGAAGTTAAATCCATGCTGCTTAACTGTTCTTGATCTATTATCTCAAACCACGAACGGTTAAAGACTAATCCTGCCGACCATTTAATCTTCCAATTACCTTTAAGCAATCGCTCCATGTCAACATTAAGTAATGAAAGTAAATTAGCTTTGTAATCAGGGTTTTGGCTTAAGAGAATCTTATTGTCGTCTAAGGTTGCACTAATAAAAGTTAAGGATTTTGGCGGCGCAATTTTAGCTAATTCTGGGAATTTAAGCATTAATTCTTCTGCGGAATCTCCCCAGTGAATAACGTTATTTAAGCGGTAAAAGTATCTTAAAACGCCTGACCTTTCTTCGATAGGGTATCCCGTCGTAGGGTTAATATACCAATCAATTAATTTAGCTACCCACGAATCTGCGTCAGGGTTACAGGTTGCATCAATCCTTGGCTTAACTCCGCAGGTACTTCTATTTCTTGAAAATAAGAACCAAAATTGTTTTTCGGTAAATTTATTTAACTCATCAAAGCCAATATAGGCTATTTGCGCTCCGGGGAATTTATTCTCTACGTCTTTTTCATGTTGAGCGTGACCAAAGCTAATAGCTGCGCCGCTGGGAAATTTCCAATCTAATTTACCCTCTCTTGGAATTGCACCAGGGACTAAGCCAAATAATTTCTTAGACTCATCCCATAAACCACCCTCTGTTGTTATTTCAGGCGAAGTCCGGCGGAAGATTACCGCACCATAATTAGGGTTATCAATATTAATTAAAGACTTCCTTAACAATGCCCACGACTTCCCGCCTCCACCGGCTCCTCCGTATATGCACACATCAGCGCGCGTATTTACAAAGCTTGTTTGCTTTCCAGGCTGTGGATCTGGAAGGGTAAAAGTTACCGCATTATTCTTAGCTTTTTCGTTAACCTTGGACTTTAATAAAGTTGTTGGTGCGCCACTTAAAAAATCTTTTCTTTTGCTTCCCATTTCCTTTAAGACTGTGCTATAATTTATATATAAGTTAAATTATAGATTTAAAAATTGCATAGGCGACACAAAGTATTATCCCAGATGAAGAATAGTCTGGGATATTTTTTTTGGATTTTTTTCGTAGATGAAGTGTGTCTAGAGTACCCGCCCACTCTCGCCTTACCCCCGCCTTAATCTCGACCCCCCCTTAAATAAATTAATTAAAGTCCCGGCACTAAATTTAATTTAAGGATTAATCTAGCGATCGCAAGATAAGAGATAAGAGATAAGAGATAAGCCTTAAATTAAATTAGTGCATAGTGCAGACAAGTTTCGACGCTAAATTAAATTAGCGATCGCAGAATATTTTTAACTCATGTATAAAATATAACATAAAATTAATTTAAAATACTGTTGCACGACGGTAGAGAGTAAGTTATATTAGTTATATTGAAAGTTAAAAAGTAAAGAAAAGAGGACATAGGAAAATGAAGACCGTACAGACCATATCTGGAGACAATTTCGTACTAGTAACTGACAACGAAAAAGAGATCCCTATCTCCAGACCTTACCTAAACCACTGTGATATAGAGTATAGAAAAAAGAAGGAGGAAGACTATGCAAACTATAACCTTCGGGAACACCATCAAGAACATTATGGCGAAGGTCTTTT